GGTATTGCTTTCCTCAAGCAAAAACAACATGATGGAGAAAGACAATGACTGAGAAGTTATTTAAAAGTCTGCGTGTGGTTTTTGGATCACGCTCAGACACTTACGACAGAGAACTAATGAATTGGGCAAAGACTGAGTATGGTAAAGACTGGCAGTTTGCTTATTCACAGATGCTACAAGGCAAACAACCAAAATCAGGAGTATGGAACTAATGGCTAAGAAGATTAAAAGTTTTTTAGATAAACTTAAAATGACACCAATGGAAAAAGAACTATCAAAAGCAAAAGACATCTACGAAGTAGAAGCAATGATCAAGCGTATGTCTTATGTACACAATGTAAAAGGATGGATGTAATGACTACGCAAGCACTATATACAACAACATGTGAGATTTGCGAAAAGATCGCTGCATATACAATGATAGCAGCAAATGAAGTCCTAGCATTTTTTGAATCAGTCGGCAGAGCAAGAGCAGCAAGCGCACTTGCACAGATGGGCTATCACAAAGAAGCAAAGGCGTTGATGTTAGATGACTAAGGTTATTCAAGCAACAACAGGCTTTGCGGTTATGTTTGGTCTACTAGCAGGATACTTTGCAATGGTAGCAGCATTTTGGGGAGGCGTATTTTAATGTGGCCTTATACTGAAGAAGAAAATGATCAACTAAAATAACAAAAGCACCTTCGGGTGCTTTTTTATTGAATAGGTGGTCCGTTAAATGCAAATCCAGCAAGAAACAGCATAAGCACAAATGCGGCTGTTAGCCAATGTATTTGACTGCGCAGTTGTCCCGCTGCTTTAAACTCGTTAAATGCACGAAGTAGTTCAGGCCCTAGTAAATAGAATACAATAACTGCGCTGTAAAACTTTGCCATTATTAGCCATAATGCACCTTCCATTGCTCCTCCAAGTTACAGTTATTTACTCAAAAAAAAGCAGGGAGAACCCTGCTTTCTCTATTTGTTTTTGTTTAAAGTCCGTTGGGAACAATTACATAGTGAATCATCAGAACAATAGCAAGACTTGCACTAAGTCCAATCATCATCTTACCAAAGTCTCTGCCCACCAATGGGAACACACTCCGTGTTTTCTTCTTGCCCATGAAACTTGCAATAGCAAATTCACGCCCGGCTAACATGCCCACGAACACCCAAGTAGTACTCATTGGAATGTCGTTTAGCTCTTTAAAGAAGAACAATATAATCCAGTACACAGCATCAATAATAGTTGCACTACGCACATAACGAGTGTTATGTTTCTCTAGTACAATCTTTTGGATCTTACCGCCGCCTTCGCGGAACATAAACCATAGTCCGCCTACAAAGACTGCACTGATCATAAACATTAATGACAAGTCAAGTTGTCTTGGCAGGAATACAGCAATGTTTGCCATGTCATGACTTAGCCATGTCCACCACAGGAAACCTGTTGTCACCCATTGTCCTACACGCCAATATGCTTTGTGTTCTTCCTTAACTGGCTTTGTTTCATCTAGCCAACGACTAACAACATACCAAATAGCATATGCTGCAGTTGCCGCTACAACATAACCCATCATACTTTTAATAAGCATCTTCTCCAGTACAAAAGTACTTGCAAATGCACTAAGCACAAGGAAACTTGTACTAACAGGCACACCCACACGGGTTAATAACAATAACACAAGTGGTGCCATTGCATGATACCATTGTACTTCTACAAATGGTATACGGTTAAGTCGACCATATGATATGTCACCGTACATGTAGTATCCGTACCACAATGCCCATAATAAAACCGCACTTGCTGCGGCCCACATAATCTTCCAGTTGAATCTCTCATTATTACTTGCAATCCATGTACCGAGAGTTTGTACTGAATCGTTTGCTATCACAGCATAGGCTGCGAATATGAACCCAAGAAAGGCCCATAAAGTGAGTGCTTCCATAATTTTCTCCTTTGCTTGACGGCTTTACCCCGTCGCTCACAATGTTCTTTTATTTAACATAATAGTAGCATATAAAGATTACAGTTTTATTACAAAGATGTCAATATAAATACAGTTGAGGAGAATCGATGGAATTTTTAGAACTTGTAGGTCAAGTAGGGTTTCCTATCGCTGGTGCCATAGCAGCCGGCGTATTTGTATTTGTAACACTACGCTTTATTCTTAATGGTGTAACCGACAGCGTAAACACTCTCAAAAATATAATTGGTGCACTGGACAACAGAGTGCAGACGATGAACAACGACTTAGTTAAGATAGATACACTGCTCAGTTATGTACTGCATGTGCGTCCTAACATAGATCGTATTGCTGCTAATGAAGGCAAGGATGATGCAAGGAAAGACTAATGGATGGAGAAGGAGTTAGAGCAGGCATAGATTTTATATATCATATGCGTGAACATATAGTAGACGTAGGAGTTGCTACAATTTACTTTATAGCAGTTTATGCTGCAGTTTTATATATTAAAAAGAAGTTAGGATAATCAAATGATGTGGGTGGATTACACAATAGATCAAGTAGGAGAAAACTTTAAGATTTGCGGAGATACTGAAACTGAAGTTATGGATCAAGGACTATACAAAGAAGGCGATGTTTTTGTAGTCAAAAATGGGTGGCTACAAAAAGTAGGAAAATTTGAGGAGTTGTTGTTACAACATGGAAGAAACAAATCTACTAGTTGATGCTATTAATCAATATGGCTTTCCAATTATCGCAGCATGTGCAATGGGATACTTTATCTACTTTGTTTGGAAGTGGGTAACAGAAGAGATTGATCCTGTTGTGGGCAGTGCTATGGGTACGCTTATAGGACTAGTAGATCGTGTACGCATGTTGGACAACGACATGATCCGCCTTAATCAAAAACTTGCAATGGTGCTAGAATATAAAGAAGAAATTTCAAAAACAAATCCAGAGTTGGCAGAGAGCCTGGATAAAATACTCAAGGACAATAGAACCAAGAGTCAAGGATTCGATAGCAGTGGGAGAGACTGATGTATTTGACAACAATGACAATAAAGAAAACACATGAACATTTAAAACACATGTGGGCTCGTGTAGAAATTGGTGAAGAGAAATATAAACGTCTTCTGTCAGAAGGCAATGCTATTGAAATGGTTTGTAAAAATTCAACTATAATGCCAGACAATTACATGGATGTAGATATTTACGCAAAGTTTAAATCGGACAAACAACGTATGTGGTTTGAACTTACTTACTAGTTGCTCTGTATATTCCATCCCAAGTGTCAGGCTTGCCCTGTCTCATACGCTCAATCATTTTTTCATAGTAGCCAGCCATCTTAGGTGCAGCAAATGCGCATTTATTGTAATTGTCCAAACACCAATTCCATGTACCATTGTAATAGTTTACTAAAAACTCCTCATGTTCTAGTGTAGTTTTGTGTACTGCATATATGCGTAATGGTTCTGTTTTACCTTTTACAGCAATGTTATCAAGTTCCCACCAATCAAAATCATCCTTAGTTTTTGCAACTGTGTCTGGCCCTACTATAAGTAGCACACCATAACTTTTTGTTTGCGATTCCAAACGTGCAGCAACACTTACAGGATCGCCCAAGCAGTCATAGCCAAGTTTCTTCTCACTGCCTATGTTACCCACTAGTATTTTACCTGTGTTGACACCAGCACCTAATCCTACACGAGGAGGCAGTGGACCTGGATCTGTTGTGTTTAATGCTGCTTTTTCTCTGCGATCATTAAACTCCTCACATGCTTGTATCATATCTAGTGCAGTTTGCACTGCAGTACGAGCATGATGTTCGTCATCCAAGGGAGCACCATGTATGTGCATACTTGCATCGCCGATATATTTTATTATTGTGCCATCGTTTTTAAGCACAGGTGCAGTGATACAAGTCATGTAAGCATTAATAGTTTTAGTAAATCCTTCAACATCTGTGCCATAACTTTCACCCAGTCCTGTAAAGTTGCGCATGTCAGTCATTACACAACTTAGTACTTTTTCTTCGCCACCTAGTTTAATTAGGCTTGGATCTTTTTGTAGTCTTTCAACAACTGTTGGATTGACATATGTACCAAACTGTGCTTTGATCTGTTGCTTTAATCTAAACTCTCTAACAAAACGTGCAAACACTGCATGTAATCCTACTAGCACGACTGCTATTGCTGGCATTGCTGCATCCATCAAATACAAGTGTGTTTGCCAAG